TCGTTGCCGATCCTTCTGCACCTGACGCATTTGTGTCTGGAATTATGGAAGGAAAAGAGTGGATTTGGGAAGGAGGAATTCTTCGTGAACAACTCGCAGAAAAAACACAAAAGAGAATTAACACTCTTGTAGACCAAAGAAAATTAGAAGAACATAAGTTGAACCTATTCAACGATTTTCTCTCTAATCTCTAAGATCTATAAATAAATACAGATTATTAATTTTTAATCACATGTCCGTTGGTAGCAACAATTTACAAGAAATGGAAAACGCAGTAACTAAAGGAGCTGCTAAAGCTGATGCAATGCCAAGTCTAACAGGAACAACTCCTGGTCAAACTGGTACTGTTGAAGATTTAGGCGGTCCAACTCCACAAAACTATAAAGTCGATGATGATTCGGCAAAACTAAAAGAACCTGGCGCAACACTTAAGCAAGTTAAGGATATCGTCAATAAAGGTGCAAAACCCGCAGACCCAATGCCAGCAGGTATGAAGGAAGAGGAAGAAGTTGAAGGTGACGTAGTTGCCGAAGATGAGCAGGTTACTGACGAAGTAGTTTCTGAAGAAGAAACAACAACGGATGAAGTGGTTTCTGAAGAAGAAACATCCGAAGAAGAGACAGTTGAATATTCCGTAGAGGATGACATCAATGCTCTTGTTGAAGGTGAAGAACTTTCTGAAGAATTCAGAGAAAAAGCAGCAACTATATTTGAAGCTGCAATTAATTCCAAAGTAAAAGGAATTAAAGAAGAACTAACTGCTTCTTACGAAGAAAAACTCGTAGAAGAAGTTGCTTCAATCAAAGAAGAATTAAAAGACCGTGTTGACTCATACCTTGAGTATGTGGCTGACGAGTGGATTGCAGAAAATCAACTTGCAGTTGAATCTGGTCTTAAAGAAGAAATGACTGAATCATTCATATCTGGAATGAAGAGTCTATTTGAAGAACATTATGTAACTATCCCTGAAGACAAATATGATGTCATCGAGAGCATGGTAGATAAACTTGATGAAATGGAAGGTAAACTCAACGAGCAAATCGAAAAGAATGTTGCTCTTAATAAGAGATTAGCCGAATCGGTATCCGATGTAGTATTTGCAGAAGTAACTGATGGACTTGCCCAAACACAAAAGGACAAGTTGGCTGGTTTAGTAGACAATGTTGAGTTTGAAAGTGAAACAGCATACCGTGAGAAGCTTAATACGTTGAGAGAATCTTATTTCCCAACAAAAGTAGCTCAAAGAAACCAGACAGAGAATCTAACAGAGGAAGCAGGTTCCCCAGTTGAGACTACAAAACATAGTCCATCTATGGAAGCATACCTTAAGACTCTGACAAGAGTTTCTAAAAAATGATTTTTATATCATAAATTCAAACTAAACTTTTAAAAAGAGGTAAAATTTCAATGCAAGCCCCTATTAATACTGAGGCTTTACAAGAGAAATGGGCACCACTACTAAACGCAGAAGGACAAGAAAAAATTTCTGATCCTCATCGTAAGATGGTTACAGCAGTTCTCTTGGAAAACCAAGAAAAAGCATTAAGAGAAGAGAGGGAGTTCTTAACAGAGCAACCTACAGTAAACACAGATCCATCAGGAACAGGTAATCCTGGTTTCAGTGGAACTGCAGCATCACCAGTCGCAGGTTTCGATCCTGTACTTATAAGTCTAATTCGTCGTGCAATGCCGAATTTAGTTGCTTATGACCTTGCTGGTGTTCAACCAATGAATGGTCCAACAGGACTTATTTTCGCAATGAGATCTCGTATTGATGGTCCTACAGGAGATGAGACCTTCTACAACGAGGTAGATTCCGCATTCTCTGGTCAGAATAAAGGAAGAAGTCTAACTGGTGGAATGGTTGATGGTAGTGTTGGTTTGGGTACAACTGGACAAACAGGTTCAAACCCAGGTCTACTAGATCCATCTGCTACAGGCACATCAGCACAGTCCGACATCTACACCGTAGGTCAAGGAATGAAGACTTCTGATTCAGAAGCACTTGATGGTACAGGTGCAGCTGCATTCCAACAGATGGCATTCTCAATCGAGAAAGTTACTGTTACTGCGAAGTCCAGAGCACTAAAAGCAGAGTACAGTTTAGAATTAGCTCAAGACCTTAAAGCAATCCACGGATTGAATGCAGAGGCTGAGTTAGCAAACATTCTATCAACTGAAATTCTTGCTGAGATCAACAGAGAAGTTATTAGAACAATCTATAACGTAGCAGAACCAGGTGCTGCTGTTAATACAGCAACAAGTGGAACTTTCGATTTAGACGTTGACTCAAACGGAAGATGGTCTGTTGAGAAGTTCAAAGGTTTGATCTTCCAGATCGAAAGAGATGCTAACGCAATCGCACAAAGAACTCGTCGTGGAAAGGGTAACATGATCCTATGTTCCGCAGACGTTGCTTCAGCATTAACAATGGCAGGTGTACTTGATTACACTCCAGCGTTAAATGCAAACTTAAATGTAGATGACACAGGTAATACATTTGCTGGTGTTCTTGCAGGTAAGTTCAGAGTCTACATCGACCCATATGCTGCAAACGTAGCTGCTTCACAGTACTATGTTGCAGGTTATAAAGGTACTTCACCTTATGACGCAGGTATATTCTACTGCCCATACGTTCCATTACAGATGGTAAGAAGTGTCGGTCCAGATAGTTTCCAACCAAAAATTGGATTTAAGACTCGTTACGGAATTGTTGCAAACCCATTTGCTAAAGGTGCAACAACAACCACTCCTGGTGTTCTTTCACGTAACAGCAACGTATACTACAGAAGAGTTAAAGTTGCAAACCTTATGTAATTCATATTTTACATATTTTTCTAGAGACCCTTATGGGTCTCTTTTTTTGTCTAAATACAAATAAAGCTAGAATTACGATGAAACCAAGTCCAAGACAGACACAAGAAGCTCATCAAAATTATAAGAAGGTTTCTGATCATTTAATCCATGAGGGATATGCTGCTGATCAAGAATCTGCTGATGATATAATCAAAGGTATGAGTGAAGAATGGTTTAATTTAATCATAGAAGGATGAAAAACTTTAAAAGTTTTATATCAGAGGCAAAAAAATGCCCAGAAGGGAAATATTATTGCCATACTGATAAGAAGTGCAAAAAAATTCCTACTGGATATAAGATTGGATATGGTGGATATCTAAAATCTGATCCAGATGAAAATAAAAATGGAAAGAATGGTAATGGAAACGGTAATGGTAATGGTGGCAGCACCAATGGTCACTCTAATGGTAATGGTGGCGGTAATGGTGGTGGCAACGGAGGAGGCGGTGAATAATGACTAGTTCGGCATTTGGAAAACAAATATCAAACCGCAACTTTCTATCACCTGTAGGATTTAAATTTACTTTGGCAAAATATCCAAAGGTTGATTTTTTCTCAAACTCTGCTAGAATACCAGAGTTATCACTTGGAACTGCTACTCAACCATCCTATTTAAAGGATATTGATATACCTGGTGAAAAACTTACATATGGAGATCTAACAATAAGATTTCTTGTTGATGAAAATATGGAAAACTACATGGCAGTGCATAACTGGTTAAAAGGTGTAGGTTTTCCAGAAACACCTCAACAATTTAAAGATCAAACTACCGACTCTGATGGCATTAGAGATGAAAAAGGAGTTTTTAGTGATGGTAGTTTACATATTTTAAATAGTAATTTTCAAAATGTTGCCATAGTTAAATTCCAAGATTTATTTCCAGTTGGACTTACTTCATTAGAATTTGATGCTACAGAAACAGACATTAACTACTTTACAGCAGAGGCAGTTATGCGGTATACTGTATATAATATATTTGATAAGGATGGATTTAATCGTCTATGAATCTTGAAAAAATTCAAGAGATGTGGGAGCGTGATGCGACCATTGATCCTGATAACCTACATAATGAATCATTAAAAATACCTCAACTTCATTCAAAATACTACACGATATATAATACTATTTCGTTATTGAGAGAGAAGGCAAGAGACTCATATAATCGTATTCGTTTAGAAAGATATAATTATTACACAGGAAAAGCACCTGTAGAGGTTTATGCTGAAGATCCATTTCCGTATAAGGTTAGGGAGAAAGACGCAATACAAAGGCATATGGAGGCAGATGAGAAGTTAAGTACAGCAGAGATGAAGATAAAATATTACGATGTCACACTTAAATTTCTTGAAGAGATCATTCGTAATGTCTCAGGTCGCACATATCAAATAAAAAACGCCATTGAATGGCAGAAGTTTCAATCAGGATTCTAATGATTACCCCAAAAATAAGTTACATAAAGGAATTAGTTGAACCAGAACATCAACTATTTCATCATCGAATACAATCATGTAGTTATAATTTAAATCGTCAAGAGTTGTCTAAGATATTAATTGACAATATGATACATCATAATGGCATTGGTATATCTGCAAATCAAATTGGTATCTGGGAAAGAGCATTTGCAATGATAAGAGACTTAGAACATCATGAAGTAATGGTATGTTTTAATCCTCGTATTGTAAAGTCATATGCAGAAGAAGTTGAAATGGAAGAGGGTTGTTTATCTTATCCAGAACTTTTCTTAAAGATTAAAAGACCAGATAAGATAGTTGTAAAATATGAAGATGAGGATAAGAAAACTCATAAAATGAAGTTAGAAGGTCTTGCATCAAGAGTCTTTCAACACGAATATGATCATATGGAAGGTATCGACTTTACTCAAAGAACCTAGTATAAATAATTGAAATGATGGAGATGTTATGTCTCATTTGGTTATTTCAAAGAAAAATGAGGTCTTCCTAAAGATTGAGGCAGAACCACATGTATATTATGAATTATCAGACAGTTTTACGTTTGAGGTGCCTGGTGTAAAGTATATGCCATCATACCAAAAGAAGTATTGGGATGGAAAGATAAGGTTATTTAATACTCAGAAAGGAGAAATATATGTAGGATTATTAGATCGAGTAATCCAATTTTGTAAAGATCACGGTTATAATTATTCATTTACAGACAGCGAGTTTTATGGACTTCCATTTGAAGTAAACGAGTTTATCTCGGAGGAAGGTGTAAAAGATTATATGAATTCTATTTGTAAGTTCAAACCTCGTTCTTACCAAGTAGAGGGAGTATACGACGCTCTAAGACATAATAGAAAGTTGTTGATATCCCCAACTGCTTCGGGTAAATCGTTGATGATATACTCGATTGTTCGATATTTTGTTGAGAAAGGGAAAAATACTCTGATAGTCGTTCCGACGACCTCGTTAGTAGAACAGATGTATAAAGATTTTGCAGACTATGGCTGGGACGTAGGTTCATTTTGCCACAAGATATATGCTGGAAAAGAAAGAGAGACAGACTCTCAGGTCATAATTACTACTTGGCAATCAATCTATAAGCTCCCCCGAAAGTATTTTGAAAGATTTTCTGTGGTAATTGGGGACGAAGCTCACCAGTTTAAATCAAAATCATTAGTATCTATAATGTCTAAACTTGCTGATGCCAAATATCGTTACGGTTTCACAGGAACTCTAGACGGAACTCAGACACATAAGTGGGTTTTAGAGGGTTTATTCGGTCCTTCTTATAAGATTATAAAGACTGAAGAACTAATGAAGAAGGGACATGTTGCCACTTTGGATATAAATGTGTTGCTATTGAAACACTCGCCGAATAAATTTGAAACATTTGAGGATGAGATACAGTATATTATCGGTCATAATCGTCGAAATAACTTTATTAAAAATCTTGCATTAGACTTGACAGGCAATACTTTAATATTGTATAGTCGTGTTGAGGCACATGGTCAACCATTATTTGAATTAATAAATAAGAGCAAGTCTGATAATCGACATGTCTTTTTTGTACATGGTGGTGTAGAAACCGAAGATAGAGAGAATGTTCGAGCAATCACAGAAAGAGAAAACAATGCTATAATAGTTGCATCATATGGAACTTTCTCCACAGGAATTAACATTAAAAACTTACACAACGTTATTTTTGCTAGTCCTTCTAAATCGAGAATTCGGAATCTTCAATCTATTGGGAGAGTTTTAAGGAAGGGTGATCGTAAACTGAAAGCAACATTATATGACATTGCTGACGATATAAGTTATAATAAGAGAAAGAACTACACACTTAATCATTTGATTGAGAGAATTAAGATCTACAATCAAGAAAATTTTAATTATGATATAGTCAACATACCTTTAAAAAACTGATGGGAGAAGAATTCGTAGCTGTAATTAAATTGGTTTCTGGGGAGGAAATCCTCGCATCGGTTTGCGTTGACGAAACTGGTGAAGAACCAATTGTAATC